TCTGAGTCTTCCTCTTCATCCTCGTCAATAGAATCAGTTTCGTCCTCATCAGACTCTTCATCTACTTCGTTGGATTCTGTTTCTTCCTCAATTTCCTCAGCATCTTCCTGAGTGTCTTCCTGTTCATTGTTAGTTACCTCTGGTTTGTCGTTAGACTCTTCAGCTTCTAATAGTTCAGTAAACACCGCTTCTGCATCTTTCGGAGTTTCAACTACTTCATTTGAAGTGTCATTGATTTGCTCATTTTCCATCTTTTTTCTTCCTTTTTTTCACTAGAGTATGCTAGCGCATATATAGGCTAAATTGCCCATTTTTGTTCTATTTGGTTTTTAGGTAGGCTACCCCATCAAAAATAATTTAAATGGCTTGTAGGGCTTCTCACAACAATTTGCTACCTCTGGAACCCCTATAAAATGGGGCTGTCTATTTTTACGTAATTAATCCTCTCATTGCATTTGCTGTGTCATTCATTCTAGTTTTTACACCTCCAAGTGAGGTTGTTCTATACTCATCATTATTTAAGAATTCTTGACTTGCTTCATCAAATCTTCCCTCATTAATAAGACTAATTGTCTTAGGACTTCCTGATAAACTTCCTCTAAACCAAGATCCTAACAAATGTTGTCTTGTTTCTAATGGTAAGTTATCAAATTCAGGTATTGCTTGTCTAATCTGTACTAATCTTTCATCTATATTGTTTTGTAGCTGAACATTTGCTTGTTCTTTAGTGATTGTATCACCTGGTTGCACATCTTGACCATAGTTACCGTAACCAATAGTGTAATGCTCCTCACTATCGATAGGTTTGTATGCTTGCCCTCTAAATCCTTCTTTGTCCTGTATAAAGCCTAAATACTCGTTAGAGTTAAGTGATTCAGGCTGTTCTACTTTCCCGCATTACCACCTAAATACCAAGGTATTTTATTTTTAGCTGCTTCTCTTAGTAATTTCTCTTCTTCTGTTAAACTAGGATCAAATGCTTCACCTATAAGACTAGGAGGTGCATTGTAAGGTGTAGTTGTTGCAGCGTAATCAGTTTCATCTGTTGGTGTGTCATATGCTGGTGGCTGTGAAACAACACCGTAGTCTGGACCTATATTTGTGTTTATTGGTTGGTAATATTCTGTTTCTGGTCTTTCATATCCATTAGTAGATGTTTGATTAAAATTAACGCCTGTGCCATCACCTACTATGCCCTGTTGTGGTGCAGAACCATTAGGAAGATTACCTCCATAATTTGGTCCGATAGGTTGTTGGTATGTTGGTGTCATAATACCCGGATTCATTTGTTCTATTGGGTCTGGTGGTGGAGTATATGGTGCAGTAGGCTCTACTGTAGTATTAAACGTGTCAGTTCCTTCACCATAGACATTATTTAACAGTCCTTGTGGTTGTCCCATTGGAGTACCACCCATTAATGCTTGTGCATTTGCATGAGGATCATACATCTTTGGTTGACTTTTAAGTGTGTCTAAGCCTTGGTTAAAGTAGTCTAGAAGTCCCATATTATCTGTCCCGTGTGTTGTTGTGTTTAATTTTAGAGTCACTTGCTAATGATTCCAAGTGTCCTACCAATTCATTTACTACCTTTACTTTCATGTAGCATATTTCCCTTATTTCTTTCTCTGTAACATCGCTGTTTAAGATGATGTCTGTGTTTAGTTTAATTAGTTCTGTTATTGCTTCTTGGAATGACGAGTCATCCAGTATTACTTGTATTGCGTTTGAGTTAATCATTTAATAATCCCTCCTGATAAAATAGCTCTCTTAAATTAACTGGAACTCTGTTGCTTTTTGTTGCGTTCCAAGATTTAGGAACTATTTGTAAGTTTTCAGGTGCGTGCTTACCCCTGTAATTCTTACCTTGTATTGGATAAATGTGATCTACCTCATGTTTTATTCCAGTTTCCAAGGTTAGCCTTTGCGCATCTTGGTAAAATTGTTCTATTTTTAAAACATCTTCAGGTGTTTGGTATTTAGGAATAGCTTTTAATTTAGCTGCGTGTCTTTTATTTACAAGAGCATTAATTTTTCCTTTGAAGTCAGGGTCATATTTCTTTTTCCAAGCAACCCTATCCTCTCTATTTTTAATCATTATATCGTAAAGCCCTAACTCTCTAAATTCATCAGCAGTAACTCCTTTTGAACCCCTAACTGTCTTTCCAAAGTGTTTTTCAGCTATATTGTTATGCCTATTTCTTTCATCTAATAAAGCTTCAAATTTCTTTTGGTCATCTTTGGGAACAAATTTATACCATTCTTTATCTACTACATTTCTTGTTCTTGGAGGTCTTTTTCCAGAGGCTCTTTCTACCTCTAACTCTTTTGCTCTTAAATCTGCATGTAATTTAGATGACTTTAAGTTTGTTGCGTTAATATCATCAATTTTATCTAACCCAAGCTCTTCTTTTATTTGTGCTTTAATTTCTTGTAATTCATCATGTAATTTTTGCACTTCAGGAGATTTTGTTGGTTTTGGAGACGTTTTTCCACTTGCGTAATTAATTTCTTTTCCAATATCGTTTAGCTCGTCTAATGTTCCAGCAGCTATATAATCATCTTTAAGTAAATTTTTAGCAGATGTTTTTCCTAATATATCTCTTGTTCTTCTTCTTATTTCAGACCTTTTTGCATAAGCATCTGCTAAAGCTACTGGGTCTACATTATCTGGGTGTAATACATTGCCATTACTAGGCATAGAATAAGATGTTCTAGGCTGCTCTAGCTCCTCGAAGAAGTTATCTTTTTTTTTTGACCAGCCGAGATCTCTAGCTTTGTCTTCTCTTTTACCGTTAGGAAGATACCTTTCTCTTGTCTTGATATTCATTGGGTCTCTTTCCCATGAACGTGCAAGCTCATCAAACTCGTAGTCTTGTTGTGTATCAAACCTAGTCTTAGTTTTAGGTAAGGTTACGCTCTTAACATCAGCCGGAATAGTATCTAAGTTTCTTGTAGGTACTTTATTTAAAACACTCTTACTATCACCTGTGTATGAAGCTTTTTGTATTGATTCCATTGCATCATAAGCATAGTTAAGCATCTCTTCCCTAGCTCGCAAGAATGGTTCTCTTGTCTTTTGTAGTTTAGGAACAGATTGTGCTTGTAAGTCTGATACAACTCTCATAATAGAATTAATGTTCTCATCAGGTGTTAATCTTCTGTTCTTTAACGCACTGTTGATAGAGTTAATAGTATTGTTATACTTATCATTAAGAACTTTGTTTGGAGAACTCATTACAGGAGGATTATCTATTAAATCTGCTTTAGCTTTACCACCTTGAATATTAATATCAGAAATGTTTTTAGGGTTGTCATTAACACCATACTTACCAGTGAAGTGAGTGTCATCTAAGTCAGCTGTTCTAATGTTTTGGTCAATATTGGTAGTGCCAGATTTGTCTGGAGTATAAGCATCTTCTAATTCAGTAGCTAATTTATCATCACCTTCATCAAACATAGACCTTTTAGACCTTGCTGAGTCTGAATCAAACATACGCATCTCTTTATCAACCTGAACAATCCTGTCTCTTATTTGTTGTTGCATTACTGGATCACCCTTTGCTTCTTTATGTAAGGCTCTTAGCTCTTCTTTAAGCTCAGCAAAACCTCTCATACCTTTAGGTCTAGCAGCTTCCATAGGGTTCATGTTAGAGATAGCTTTAGAGTTTAATCCGGTGCTTGGTTGTTTAGTAACACCACCGTTAGCATCTAATACATTATTCATTGGAGATACAAGTTGATCACCATTCGCACCATACTTAACAGCATCTTTAGTTGGTGTCTGTGTCAAAGTAAACTGATCAAACCAATCACTATCAAGTAAAGGGTCACCACGATAACCTAGTTTCTTTTGTTTGTTACCAACAAGCCTTGTTACTTTACCAGTGCCATCTGTTGCTCTGTAGTCGTTTGCATAATCTTTTATTGTGTTTTCTAAGCCATAGCCTTTTTCTGCTGGTGATTGTTTATTATTCCAGTTAGTTGAGCCTTCATCAAGTGTATTGTAAAAGGAGTCTTTATCTGCTTGGTTTAAATTAGCTGGTCTATCTTTAGGATTAATAAGGTCTTTATCACTAAGTATATTAGGTTCTCTTAGGTTTCTGTCAGCGCCTATCCTTACATTAGGATTAGGTTGTTTAGTATTGATACCATAGTCAGCAGTATTACTTTTAGGCATAGGCATACTGTAGCTAGTTCTTTTGCTTGCTTTTGCATCAGATAATAGTTTACGACTAACATCATCTCCTGGTTTAACAATAATATCTGCTAAGTCTTTATCTAAATACCAGTCAGATCCTTTTGTAAAGAACTTACCTACATTGTGTAGTATGTTTTTTACTGCGCCTTCAGGGTTTCTTGGTGTGCTAGGAATACCAAATGACCAATCGCTACCATCCATAGAAAAGTTAACTTCATAGCCATGACCCATAGTTCCTTTCATATCATTAACTTTAAACTTACCGTCCTTTAATACTGAAGGAATCTTCCTTTTCTTAATAGCATCTTTCATTGCCTGTTTAAAACTACTAGCAGAGAACTTAGTTAGCTCACCGTCTAACATCTGTCCGTATTCTGTTTTGTTAAGCCCATCCATAACAGCTTGATCTCTTAACCTACCATTCTTAAATCTTTCTAAGACTTCAGGTGGATACATATCTTTCGTAGTAAAGCCAAAGCCTTTAAAGTCTTCATCCATAGCATTAAGGATGTGATTGTCTGCTATACCTTGTTTGTTTAGATGCGCTCTTGCACCAGTTACTCTAGGTGTGAGTTCTCCAGCATCAGCAAAGTAAGGCTTGTCTCCATTGTTAAAGAAATGACCTTTAGACTTTTCACCAAACTTAAGGTTATCATAATCTCTCATTCCAAGTAGTGCATCCTTTCTAACTTGCGCACTAAATAGATTAGGTGTCACCTCTTGCATAACATCAAAGTATTCATCGTCTGTTGCTTTACCAGCTTTAACTAACTTAGCAAACTCCTTAGAGAATACATCTTCAGCTTCTTCTGCTCTTTCTAATATATTGTCAAACTGTTTGCCTGTGAATAGTTCTGGACTAGATCCTGTTGACCAGTTAGCACCCTTAAAGTTCTCTGCATCCTGTATCATATGCTGTGCTTCATGAGCTAATGACTCATTAAAGTCTGCTTTACTTAAGTTAGGGTTTAGTGTTACATCATTACCATTAACGAAAGCATTAGCACCCGTTCTATTAACTTGCTCATCTGTCATTTTAGCTAGTCTAGTTTGTGTGTCTAAACCTTTACCAGCGCCTGTTCCTCTAGTGCTTTTATAGCTATTCATTGCTAAGTTTCTTAACGCAAACTGTGGCTGTCCTTTTAATAAAGGTGCTTTAAGATTCATAGGTCCTGTTGGTATCTCTTGTTTGATAATACCATCAGCATCTATAAACGTAGGGTTACCTCTCTTAGAGGTTTCTTCCCATAGTCTTTGTTCGTCAGGTGTAGGAGCAAACTTACCAGTCTTCTTCCTGTTAGCCATAACTGCATCTACATCAATCTGTTTCTTGAATTCTTTATATGATGGCATGTCAAACTTAGTTGAGCCTTCACCAATCACCATGTTTTGTTTAGGTGGAGTGAACATACTCATCCCTCTGTTTAGAGGACCTGTTGTGCCTACATTGTTAACAGCGTTAAAGACTTCAGTCTTAGCTGTCTCTGCTGCATATCTTGTCATTGGATGTGATGCTATCTTAGCGCCAATCTTACCCGCTTGCATAATACCTTTAGGTACTGGAATAGGAGCTAGTATCTCACCTACTAATCTACCACCTGAGCCATCTTTTAATCTATCACCTAACTCTGTGCCTTCTAACCAACCATCAGTTCTCTTTTGATTATCTAATGTTGACCAGAATGATGTGCCTTCCTCTTGTCTCTTGCCCATTGCATCTACAAAGCCATCCCACTTCTGACCTCTTTCTGCATTGTATGCACCACCGATACCTTGTCCTAGTATCTCTAAGTCACCTAATATACCTAACGCACCTTCACCCATACCCACCGGTAAAGCAATAGCATCGTTATAAGCTTGTTGCTCTTCAGCTTCAATTAGCTCATTCTTCTCAATGATCTGTTCATCTGTGAGGTTACCATCCAATGACCCGTTAGTCATAGATGGTGTGAGGATACCACTGTTAAGTAAAGTCTTCTGCTTTTCGAATGTTAGGTTACGTCTAGCTTGAGCTTTCCTACTTATATCATCAAAGAAATCACCCATTGATTTTCGCAATCTTATCAATAGCGTTAACCATATCTTTCATATCAGCACTGTTAGCACTGTCTTCCTGAGCTTCTTGTTTAATCTTCAAGTCTATTTCCCTAAGTTGAATGTCTGCTTCGAGTCGAGCACGCTCTTGTTGTATCTTAAGTAACTCTTTGGCGCTATCTATTTCTTGTTGTTGCTTATCTAGTTCTAACTGTTGTTGTTCCATTTGCATCTTCATTTGCAGTTCTTGCAACTTTAACTGTTGTGCTGCTTGATCTGTTTGCTGCTTCATCTGTGCTTTATCTGTCTCAGCTTTAGCTATTGCCTGTGCTGCTTTCACGTCACTAGGTGTCTTGTCTGCTTTAGCATCTGCTTCCATTACCTTAGCCATAGTCTCATCATCTATCTCTTTAATGAATTGACTGTCATCACGATAGCCCGACGCATTTATAAATTTAGCTAACGTCTGTCTGTATTGCTTTAGATCAACCAAAGGATTAGCTAGACCATACTGTTGTAGTACCATCTCTTGCTTACCCATAATCATCTGGAGCATTGCTACCTTCTCGTTACCTGTTCCGTTACCTAACCCTACATTAATGTTAACGTTGTATAAGTTATCCCATTCTCTTGGGTCTATCTGCATAGGCTTACCATTGATAGCCATAGCACGAGGTTCATCTTGATACTTACATACTAGATGCAAGATACCACGCATAAGATTCTTAACACCAGTATCAGCAAAGATACGAGCAATCAGTTCTAGCTTGCCTTGTGATTGTTGAGTCATTGCAGCAACAGCAGTAGCAGATACATTCTGTAACACATTAGGGTCTAACCCTTGTGACATGTCTGATACACCAGTAGCCTTAGCTTGTTCGTTATCTAAATACTCTAGCATTGGGAATGATTGTGCAGCAGATGACTGGACTTGCAGTGGGACTATTGCGTTTGGATTCTTCATCCTGATAATGCCACCAGCTGTGCTATTTAATACATCATCTAAATTACATTGACCTTCTACAACTCCTACTCTACTGTTGTTAGTTAAATATAGATTGTCCAACATCTGACGTGTTATCGTTGACTTGATAAACTGTAGCTCCATAGTCCTGTCTGCCATAGACTGACCATAGAATGTGTGAGGGATTGGGAAAGGACATAGACTGTAGAAAGGACAGTAGTCTATCTCTTCATCTGAAAGGATAGTCTTGCTTGCGTAACATACCCTGTGTTTCTTAGCCATACCATCTGACTCACCGATATCGAGGTAGCACTCATAGTATGCTATTAGATCTTGTGATGGATCAGTGTTGTTTACATCTGTGACTGTGTTGAATGTAGTACCGTTAATAGGATTAATATCATCATCTGCATTAAGTCCATCTACTATATCTTTATCATAGCCCATTGCCACTAGGTCTGACCTTGTTAACATCTTACGTTGTGCAACGAACCTTGCATCGTCTATGTTATCAGCGTGTCTGTCTATCATGAACTCAGCAGTACTAACGTTCTCTATCTTAACTCGTGATGCGTCTGCTGTCTTCTTAAGCTTAACGTTGTAAGACATTGGTGATGGCTCAGTGATTGGCTGACCTGTGTTAGGATCTTTGCCTACCTCTACTAGTTCACCTGGTATCTCTTCTTGTTCTACTATCTCTACAGAGTCTTCTTGCATGAGCATGCCTAGCTCATCTTGTGTGATACCAAAGTATTCTTCTTCGTTAGCATTTTGTTTAACGTCCCAGTAGGCTTTTACTATCCCTACCTTGTTAACGAGTGCATCCCAGAACCAATCGTGCATGATGATAGCACCTGAGTTGTCCTTGTTGAATATATGGTTGACGTACTGTGTGACATTCTCTGCGACCGTAGCGTCTCCATCATTCTGTGGTGTGAACTCTACAACGTCTACGCTTTGTGTGAATATCTTGAGCAACTGGGGTAGTGCGCCATCTATTGATGCTGCTACTGATCTGTCGACTACTGATGACTTACCATTAACTTCGTTTCCGAATGGCTTACCTAAGTAGTATTCTGTTGCTTTCTTTACGTCGCCATCAACTTCTTCGTATGCACTGTTAGCATCATCTATGTGATTGTCGAGTAATGATTTTAATTCTTCTTCAGTAATGCTCATATTATTGTTTCATCTCTTAAGTTATTGTTTATTATGCACCTTATTGGTGCAAATAGTTAGTGATGCCTAGTAAATAGATTGTAAGCGCAGTGAAATTCATAGCAATTAATGCTTTATCCTTCCATACAAATGATATGTAGATCCATCCTATTGTAGGTATTACTGCAATGAATAGATTAAGTGGGTATATGTTACTAGCGGTTAATATCATACTAAGTATTATTAGTAATGAGCTAACCCATTTGATACAATTAAGCATATTTTCTCCTGTTTTGTTTTTACCTAGGCTACCCTAGCCTGAACTTATTTAAATGCCTTGTAGGCTCTCATACGACAATATTGAAGGGCTGAGAGGTGCATAGAATTGGGCTTTTAAAATTGGTGTTTTTATTGCACAAATTACATATATTGATCTTTGTAGCTATCTCCAGTTGATGTGGATTCGTAGGGTTTACCCCAGTCGCTACGTTTAGTGTTACCGGCAGTGTTTATGCCCATTGCTAAATACCTAAAGGCATCAGCTGCATGACTAGACCAGTCGTGTAGCGGACGCTCTTGGTAAACGTTTAATTTTTCGTTGAATACTCTCCTGTAATTACGCAAACACTCTACGCCAAACTTAGTAGTATCTTTGTTGAACCATGTGTTAGGTAGCATTTGTCTTACTGCCATGATACCGTCTTCAACTGATGATTTAGGAGCCACCTCTATATTGAGTCCAGCTTCAGTTAGAAACTCTAGTCTTGACTTGCCTGTTTGTAGTTCTCTTACATTTACGTCATGGGGAAGTATGTGTATATAGTCTCTATATCCTTTGTCATTTAACCACTGTATATAATGATCTAATGATTGCCCGTGGTTTTCATAGAAATCCATGATTCTGACCTCGCCTCCTATCGTTTCGCAAACGAATATGGATGTGCTATCAGAAATGCCTAAATCCCATGCTGTAAACTTCTGTGTTGCAGCTTCAGTGGGGATATCTCTTATGTGATTCTTTGATGTTATATCTTTGAGGAGTTCACCGTAATATGAGCCAACGATAGGACTATCGAAGGATACTTCAAACTCTTGTTGGTACTTGTTGTCGCCCATAGCTTTACGGGCATCTTTTAGTTCTGCTTCTGGTATAAGGCCAGTCTCACTTGCTTTAAACTCTCTTAGAGTCCATCCATCGTTAGAAGAATCATCTGCAAAATCTCTTAGTTCTTTAAAATGATTCGCTCCCTTAGGAGTTCCAATGAATAATGCCCATCCGAGTCTATCAGATAAGGCTGGTCTTATAACTTCTGTAAATAATGAAGGATGTACGTCACCAATTTCGTCAATGACCACCCCGTCAAGATATATACCCCTAATGGAATCAGGATTATCAGCCCCATACAGACTAATACGACGTCCCATAAAATCGACACGTAATTCACTTACGTTAGCAGTGCCACCAAGAGGGCGAGTATAGTCAACAAGATAATTCCATGCGATACGCTTTGCTTGACCATAAGTAGGCGCAATATATGCGAACTGAGGACTTTTCTTCTCACATTTAAGTGCTGAATGTATGAGCTGGTTAATTGCTGCAACTGTTTTACCCATCCTTCTGTGTGCGACTGCAACTGTCCAACGGTTTTCTTTGACAGCTTTGTGTATCTTTTTTTGAGGTTCTCTAGGTGCATATCCAGTCGTAACTTCGTTCTCATTCGTCGATACCTGTTTTGACAACGATTGTGATTGGAGCGTCTGAGTCTCCACTAATTGTTTGTTCTGCTTTTCCATCTATCCTGTCCCCTAATTCTCTGATTGCAGCTATGTCTCCGTCTTCTGCTTTTCTGAATAATGCTTCTGCTACACTGTGTAGTCGTTTAGCGTCCTCTTGTATTGCAAGTTTCTTTACTACCTTGCCCCAAGCTCTATTGTTTTTACTGCTATTTTTATTTCCTAACGGTGCTGCCATTGTGTGTCCTATAAGTGAGGGGTCTTTTAAACTCTCTCAGGAGAAGGAAGAGAGTGACCCCAATATGAATTAGTTGAGGACTTTGAAGTCGTCCTCTGAACTTTACTTACACTTTCGTGCAGACTAACGCACCAAGTAACACAAGCTATTTATAGTGTTACCACCCTAACTGAATAGGTCATATGTCAATCGTACGGCTTTAAAAATTACCTGTTGCAAACGTACATTGTTACTTCAAAACCAAATCTCATTTCTGTTGCTGCTGGTTTAGTCCATTTCATAGTGTTATTCCTTTATATTAATTAAAAAAATAACAAATATCAGATGAGAGCTATGCAAGTCATCCTTGATTGTTTGTTCTCCTACTACCCTATAAGCACAGGGTGTTTTAACCACCCAAATAACCCTTTAAAATCAAAGGGTTAAGTGTATTTAAGGTACGGCATCATATTTTAGGTGATTTCACAGCTATTACCTACACAAGCCAATGTCTGACTGCCCTCTGTGTTATCATCGTCCTCTGTAAGCTCAGAGTATTCAATTAACTGAGGTGTTGCTGCTAATGCTATCTTAAACTCTTCCTTACTTACGTCCTGATATGGTGCTTGGACATAACTATGATCTGAGTGTGGTAAGAAACTAATCCCTGATATTTCATCAAAGTGTTTGTATACCCATGCACCTACCTCTAACCACTCATGCTCTCTAACGTTAATCGTTACAGAAGGTTTATGATGACACCAATGGCGTTGATAGGTTAACCATGTCTCTAGCTCTTGTAGTGCAGTCCTATCATCTCTAGTAACAGATCCTCTTGGAGACTTAATAGGAAAGCTAAACACTGCTGTGCTATCAGGCCTATATGCTTCATCTTCTACACTAACACCCTTTTGCTTTAAGAACTCATACAAAGCATCTTTCTTGTCTATCCGTACAGTCCTAATATAGTAATCACTATGGCGACTGTGAATACCACTAGCGCTATCGACAAGTTGTGATACAGTTCCCGACGGCTTGACGCATGTAATGCTCTTGCTTTCCTCAACTTCGAGTAAGCGTGCGTACTTCTTATTGACCTTAGTGGCTTCATCTCTTAATTCCTCTAAAAATGTAGGATCAGGATTTGCCATCATCTTGCTATCCATAATGCCCGTTAATGAAACACCTAACAATCGTTCCTCAGTTGTGTTCTTAACCCATTCAGCAGATAAGAATTGAAACTTAGATAAAGTAGATTGAAAAGTACCTAGTATTGTTGCTAACCTTACCTTCTCTAGTAATGTTTCTTTTGTGTCATCTGCCCTCACTACTACCTCTGTCAGGTTGCAAAATTGCTTATCACGTAAAATTATCTCGCTGCATGGATTTGTCCCATAGCTTAGGCTAGGGTCTCTTCCTTGTTTAGCTGCTTGTTTCTGTGATGCAACCCTGTTAAAGATACCTCTCTCACCAGACTTAGACTTAACTAACGATAACCATTCTTCCATAAATACTTCCATGTCAGGCTTCTCTGTATAAGCTACAGAGTTGTTAGCTAATCCTCTGTGTGGATTGTCATTATACCAAGCGCCAGATTTACATTCTCTCATACGTTTATCAGTAAGATTAGATAATGATATAAGAGCTGATCTTCTTACGCCACCTACTACAACTATTTCACCAATCATACAAGTTATATCATGCACCTCTAACGATGTAAGCTTACGCCCCCTAGCATTAATGAATGACTCAGTAACAAACTCAAACAATCTTTTTAATGGTTCATGTCCTGATGCTCTACCACCAAAAGTCTTTAACCTTGCACCTGATGGCCTAACACGAGAGTAATCGATGGTTGGTATGTCACCTTCCCATAGACTAGATAATAGTTTCTTAAACGCCTTCGCCCACCCAAGTTTGCTGTCGCCAACAACAATAGTATCATCACAAGGATTAATACTCTCCGGGATACTTGGTAGTTTGTCAATCTCTTGTCTTTCACAACTAAAGCCTACTCCTGTACCATTCATCAAAATGTATAGACATTCACTGAAGGCTCTCTTATTATTAATAGCTAAGTAACTACAGTTGTATGCTGCAATGTTATCTCTTTCACAAGCTTCACCAGCAGTCATAAGTAATCTCATAGATGGCATTACTTCTAGGTTTAGTACTGCATCATGTATCTTTGCAATGTCTTTACCTAGCTTAGGCTGGTGTTTCTTAATGAAGTCAGTTAGTCTTGTGCAAGTCTCCGACCATGTTTCTCTTCTTTTTAATTCAGGTATGTAACGTGCGTACCTTGAAGTGTGAATGAACTTCTGATAATTGTCCAAAAAAATCTCCTTCGTTTAGTTTATGATAAATCGGCTATGTACGATTTGTACCTGCCATTCTTTTCTTTTTTCCATCCTTCCACCAACAATACCCAATCAGCATCTCTTAGATGTGGAGTAGCATCGGCATCAGTAATTTTCTTTATCCTAGCGTTCATATTACTATAACTAGTTACTTGTATTGCATGAGTCTCTCCTGTGATAGATATACCTAGTATGTCAAAGTTCCAAAGGTCTTGTCTAATCCTAGCCCAACTGTTCCACTTCTCAACAATCTGAACTAACTTATAATCACCAGAGTCTCTCATTCTTTTAAGTGTGCGCTGGGTGGGAGATGTTTTAGCCATTACGCATCTCCTGAGTCATCAACAAACCTATCAGGATCGTTTTTCTTAGGCTTCTTAGGATCAACCCTGTGTGGCAGTTTATTACCATAATCATCTTCTTTTTCAAGTAGCC